GTAATAGGACTTGAAATTGGAGCAATATAACCTCCGCCACCGCTTGGGATTCCAAGATTAACAAATTTGTTATACCATTCTTGGGCCCAAGTACTACGTTCAGGGTGTCCGTTTAAGGGACGTTCAAAGTTAGCTACAAAAGCTTGCGTTGCAGTATTGATATTGGTCAATGTCATGAATTGAGTCCAAGAATAAGGATAAGAACTTTTCGCAATCCATTGGCCGTTTTGTGCATGCCACATCAAGAGCTTGAATTGGGCTGTGATTGTGTCAGGATTGTCAGTCACTCCTGCTCGTGTCATGAGGTTAATCATATAGACTCGGCCTGGACTAGCTCCTGAACTATCCGTCCATTGCCATACGCCATATCCAAACCCAGGTGCGCTATTGCTTTCATCCGCTGTTGGATTTGCGTCAGATTCACCCTGCGCATTCCCAAGTAAAGCAGCTGCAGCTTGTTTAGAGAAACCAGCCCCAATTGCCATTGCCCAGATTTGCCAGTACCGTTTGTCACGGTCACTTATGACTTCTGGTGGGTATTGACCATTCCAACCTGTATCACCACCGCCAGAGTTTCCGCCACCGTTGGTATCAATTTTTACACCATTAACATAGAGTTCTTTGGTATTAGTTTTACCGCTAATTGTTAAATTTCCATCAACTTTTACTTCTCCGTAAAGATTTAATTTGCGATTTTCAGCCGTACTGTCTTTGGGAATTTCTAAAACATTTAAAAGCGCTCCGTTGTTTCCCTTTGATGACAAGGCGAAAGAATAACCATGATTTTGAATTGCATTAATCCCTTGGAGTTGTCCGCCTGTATAAGTTGGCGCAAAAGCAAACATCTCATTTTCGGACGACCCATTTCTTTTAATAAAACGAATTTTCCCTTGGTCAAGTTCAATAATGAAGTCATGATGAACTGAACGAATCTTGACCCCTTGCAAAACTCCGGCATTAATAAAGTTAGCATTGAAAGTCCCATCAAGTGTCCATGCAGTATTACTTTTGCGATTATGAACATCTTGAATTGTCGTCCATTGACCTTTTTTACATTGCTTGAAAGATATTCCAGCATTATTTTGAATCATGAAATACTGTGAATCTTGAATCTTTGGGCCATCCATAAAGACTTGCTCATAAGTTTCTCTTGATTGAGAAACGCCAGCTTCAATTCCGTTGACCATGTAAATCGAGCCACCGTTCGCACCAGCACCTCGCATAATATCGTCTTGATACTTTCCAATTTCTATGGAGTCATACCAAGTCATTTTGTTGTTATCAAGGTCAGAGATATTGCTTTGAACTTGTGACAGTTGTCGATTAATTGAGTTTCCACTTAAATTATCACCTAGACTAGCTTGCACTCGCCCATTAACATGGTCAGTAACTACTTTAAAGACTCTAGTTTGGTAGTGATAATTTCGGTCTCCTCTGTGGATTGAAACAGTATTTCCAATTGAATCACTGCCTAATATCTCAGTACTAAACTGAACAAGTGGCCGACAGTAGTAAGCCAGTTGGTCATAGGTCTTTTGTAAAAGTTCGCTTGCATCTTCCACATCATCAAAGACAACAACCGTTTTACGTGGTAACATTTTTCCGTTTGATGGAATGCCATATTCTTTCGTCATTTCTGGATATTCAATCCAATTTTGACCTTTAGGCTTATCAAGTGGTTTACCATTTGACTTTCTCCACTCGACATCTGAAAACTCAAGTCTTCGTCCGTATCCGTCCCCAACTTCTTCACCTTTTCCACGTCCAATTAGAGCAGTAACAATATTTGTACGGTCTTGTTGGTGGACAATTTTTAGAACTTCTTCTCCATACTCAAATCGCTTATTGGTTATTTTTCCAATTTGGTTATAACAGTTAATGATTTTTTTAGCAATCTTATTTCCTGTAATTTCAATAGAAAAGGTAAACTCTGCACCTAACTCTTGTAGAGCTTTTAGAGCTTCACGCATGGAAGTATAGTAGAAAGTACTGGAAACTGTTTTAATTGGTTCACAGACACCTAATACCCAGTCACAACCTGAATCAGATAAAAGCTGATTAATCACATAAGAAAAAGACCTATTTTTAGGTCTTATATCTTTAATGATAAAATTATCCAGTTCATCGACTGCAAAATTTACAGCTTCAAATGAAAGCAGATTATCTTCATCTTTTGCAGTTAAAATTCGATATAAAGAGAACTCTTGTTCTTTCGTATCATTGACTGCAATATAGCTGGCATCTTTAATTGTTTCATCAAAAGGTAAAGAAACTGAAAGTGTGTCATTCATTAGTTCAGAAGCATTGGTTGTGATTTCTTTTGTCTGAACACATTCTATGAACTCGTTGGAATCATAACTTTTGATGACTTGTTGCATCTTATCTAAAAATAAGATATTACTCACTAAAGCACCGCCTTTCTATATTGAATCGTTAACTCATATTTTGAACTTGAAAAATCTGTTCCAGTTGTCAATCTGATATTTTTAAAATCAGAATCAAGGTCTAAGAGGTTGTTATTTACTTTTCCATTAATAAAAGTATTGCCAGATTGAAAATCAAATTCCAAAAAGTCGCCTTTTTTAGCCTGTGATGACTTCAAACGATAATTTCCGTCAGTTGCAAGTAAACCCTCTGTCAATAACTTGAATGACAGTTTATCCGGTTTCACTGGATAAGGCAAAACTTCAATGACTTTGTTTTTTACACTTTGAATTTTTCCGTGTTTAAATGGATTACTACAAAGGACAGTAAAACTTGAAATGATTGAATTAGTATCTCCAGCCACATTGTCTGCAGTCTTGAAACGACCATAAAACGTATATTCCAGATCATCATTAAAAATAATGGGAACATCTTCTTGACGAATCAAGAATGCTTTTAAAGTATCAAACTTTTCTTGTAAAGCTCGAGGGTCCCTATCCTCAAGCTTATATTTTATCGTCAGCTCCCGAGGAGGATATTTCACATTGGTGATTACTCCTCCCACTTGCATTTCTTGTGATTCAAAGCTGAGAGAATACATCTCTCGCCCCTCTACAGTCAATGTCTGATAACCTTCTATGAGTTCCTCTAACCAAGTCCCATCATAACTCATGGCGCTGGTTGGAATAAAAGGAAGGTTGCGATAATGCTTCTGTTTTGTCGTATCTCTAAACTTGTACATTTCTACCTCCTAAAATCCCATATTTAAGTTAATTGCTTGACCTTGTGCATTTGAGATATCATCCACAAAGGCTTTAAAGTTCTGGTTACCAAGCTTCACATTGAATAAAGCCGGCTGTTTGCCTTGGTTAAGGTTCACATCATGAGAAACTTGACTGCTGATTGAGCGATTAGCTGCAGCAACGTTCGCTCCTATGTCCACAGAATAGTCAGAATTGATTGCATTAGCAATCATGTCACCCATTCCTGAAACATTAGATTGAACATCACGGAAACCTCCAGTTAAACCAGAATTCAAACCATTCATAATGGCATTACCAGCAGGAATTAAAAGTTTTCTGTCCTTACGGATTGGCCCTTTATGCTTCCGAATCCAATCTCCAATTCCACTTATAAATTTCATCCCATCTTCCCACTTTTTCTTCAGACCTTTTACAAGTCCATCAATGATGGCTTTACCAATATCTAGCAAATTTATATTTTTTAGATTGTTAAATGTCGTTTTTACATTATCAATCAAATCACCAACACTTTGTTTCAAACCATCCCAAATTCCTTTGAGTCCGTTAATCATTCCGTTCCACAAGTCAATTGTGCCTTGTTTGAGGTTTTCCCAACCTTGTTTGACTCCATTCACAATAGCATTGGCAGAATCAACGACCCACTGTTTAAACGATGCCCATGTATCCTTAATCCATTGAATAGTAGCGTTCCATAAATCAACGGTACCTTGCTTAAATGAATTCCAACCATTAACAATTCCGTCAACAATAGACTTGGCCATATTAATGACCCATGTTGTGAAAGCTCCCCAAAGGCTTTGAACTGTATTTACAACTGTCGTCCATATATCAGAGAACCATTGACCCATACCGCTAAAGAATGTAACTACACTATCCCATGCGGTCTTCAAGAAGTCTACAAAGCTAGCCCAAACCTTTTTACCTGTTTCGGTTTGAGTAAAGAAATAAACTAAACCAGCAACAACCGCTGCAATTGCAATAACTATCAACATGATTGGATTTGCATCCATAACTGCATTAAAGGCCACTTGAACTGCAGTAGCTATCTTAGTGACAGTGTTCCAAGCTGTAATCGCGCCTTTCCATAGTTTATATGCTGCTACTCCAGCTGTTATTCCAGCTATTAATGGACCAAGCCAGTCTTTGTTTTGATTAATAAAATCAAAAAGAGTTTTAAATGTTGCAACTATCGGAGGAATAGCTTTTGTAATTGCACTAAAAACTTGATTAACTACAGTTTTTAACTTGTCAAAATTCTGAGCGATTGAACCAAGACCAGCGTTCTTCATTCCGTTATCAATTGCAGATAAAACATTCTTCAAACCTTTCACTACTGCTGTTTTTACATTTGAGAACGAGGTTTTTATCCCTGCTGAATTTTTCTTAGCAAGTTCCGCAAATCCTCCAACACCGCCATTCAATTTAATTAATCGACTATTAAAGTCATCGAATGTAATTTTCCCACTTTGTAAAGCATCATATAGCTCGCTAACCGAATTTACACCTTGGTCTTTAAAAGACTTAGCAACTTTATCCATTGCAACGGGCATTGTTTCTTGAAGTGTCCGCCACGATTGCATATCAACAGTTCCCTTAGATAACATTTGAACATATTGTTGCATTCCTCGGCTTGCATCTGCAGTTGAAGCACCAGAAGCTAGAAAAGCATTGTTTAACGCAATAGCTGTATCAGTTCCTTTTGTTAAGCTTCCTGTAGATATAGCAAGTTGTTGAGTATTGGATACAATTTCATCAAGAGAGGTAGGTAAGCCATCAATTCCTTTATTCAGTTTTGCCATTGATTTATCAACATCAGAAGCAGAATAACCAAGCGTCTGCATTACAACAGGATACTTATTCAAAGTATCAAATCGATCTATAGCGCCATCTAATGAATTTCTAACCAAACCTACCGCAGAATCAACAAGTTTAAAAACCCCAACACCCTTAGCAATATCTAGGATAGAAGTATTTGTATTTTGTGAGTTCTTGTCCAATGTTCCCATTGAACTATCTGCTTTATTCATGGTTGAAGTGAAATTTTTATCAACAGCACTCAGAACCGCTTCTACACTATAAGATTCCATGTTTTTCCTCCTTTCTTACTTATTTGCTTTTTTCCTGAGGTTAATTAGTTTTTTGTCCTTTTTAAAAGCACTGTCCGAAGTTTCGATTCCTAAAATATCATTTTCAAATTTTTCTTTATCAAAAAACTTCTTGAAGGTCGAATAAACTGGAACTTGCTTCTTACCTTGTTGCTTAGTTGATTGAACTTGCCAATTTGCCCATGCTTGTTGGTAAATAAATTCTTGCTCATCAAGTCTTTTTAGCCTATAAGCTTTCAGCCTTAATTCATACTCCGAAATGGTCATGCGCTCTATATCTCTTAGATTAGCAATTCGGAGATAACGCAAACAATTTAACTGAACTTGTTCATAGAGTGTGTCAAAATCTGTTACTGTAGATTTTTGCTGACTTCTTTCTCGAAGTTCAACGTTTTTTTCTTGGTAAATTCCGACTTTTTTAACTCTTCGAGTACTAAATCAAAAAGCGCATCAATACCATTTTCTTCAATCCATTCAACTATCCCTTTCTCAGAGACACGAGGATTTTCTGTTGCATTCGCAGTTTTTAGCATTTCAACAAGTGTTTCGATATCTCCGCTAAAGAAGTTCATCAAAGCATTATCTAAGCCGGCTTTTAAAGTCATCCCACGCTCTGTGACTTCATTTTTTTATTCAATTCCTTAATGAATCGGTAACCAAAGATAAAAACATACTGTTTGTCATTAATTGTTAATTCCATTTTGATTTCTCCTTAAAAAATAAAGACTAGAGCGAATCTCTAGCCTTTTGTTTATAGTATTTAAATTGTCACTTCTACAACTGTACTCCAAGCAGAGCCAGTAATATTTTCAGCTTTATCCCCTAACAGTATCTTTGAAGACATACTGAACAACATTAGCTTGTTCAGTAGTTAGTGTGGCATAGCCCTTTTGAGGTTTACCGAACACTCCAAATTCTAAACTCAATTCAAGCGCATCTTCTGAGTTAGGTTCATAAGAGAAACTTGTAAGATAAGCACGATGATATTTCGCTTTGTACTTGCCTGTGTCTAATCCGAGAGTTGCTTTTTCAGCTTTATCAATTTCCCACACTTCAATAATTTCTGCATCATCAAACGCTTTGTCCATTTCGTCAAGATGTGGGTCACCATTTGCTGCAATAGATGTGGCAGACAAACTATATTCAACTTCTGCAAGAGCACCAACTGGTCCATCTTTAGTTGCTGTAGTGTTGTAATCTCGAGTTTTTTCATTCGAGTGTTCTGTTTGGAATGCAAGTTTCCAAGCGGCTTCTTTTGATGCTTTACTAAGCACACGATAGAGCAAGATAATATCTTTCCCTTGTTTGGCTGTTAATTCTGCCATATTAAATCTCCTATCTTAGTCTAAATTCTAAGTTAATCAACGCTCTTTTAAGAGGTGTATTTGTTGTTGTATCGTCCAGCATTTGAATGGTACTTGCTTGTGAATTCAAAGCCCAAGAATAGCCATCTGTGGCACTTATATTCAATGCTTGATTAAATATATTGCTTGCCATGTCAGACGCTTCCTTGCGCTTCTTCTGTAAGCCCCAAACAGATAATGAAAGACTTACTGTGCCTTTAATATCCGTTTTATTTGGTTCATGAATAGTTTGAGTATTCTCCAATTCAACAAATGGATAGCCTACTTCATTCATTGGCTTATAATCATAAACGGTATATCCCAAAGCTTGTATTCGTTTGAACAATTCGTCAAAAATAGATTGGTCTCGAGTTTTAATCATTTCGTCAACTTTTCTAAATCATTTGTGAATACTTTTTTCTGAATGTTAAACGCAGGTTTTACAAATGGTTGTGCAGCTTGAAATCGCGTCCCATACTCTACATATCCAGCATAATCAGTATGAGGTCCAGTCGTTCCTGAAAGACCCCCATCTGTGAGTTCACTAGTAATTGATCGTCTCATATTCCCAGTATCAACGGGAGCAAGCTTTTGCATATTCTTGTTCATGCTTACAGTATTGCTTTTTACAACATATTTGACATCATCAAGCGTGGCATTTTTTCTCAATTTCTTTTGCAAGGCATCAATTCCAGTTATTTTCATTGATTGACCTCCTGCAAAATAAAAGTGTTTCTCTCGCTTGGATTGCGATATGTTGTTAAAGCCCACTTTTTATTATCAAACTCAATGTAATCATATTCTGGCATAGTAAAAAGGGGCATCATTCGCATGACTTTTGCCCCTTTTTTAATATCTCCAAAAACTTCTACACTTCTGTCAGTTCCAATATCAGTGATATTTGCACTAAAAACAGTTCTGGTAGGCTTCTTTTCAACCCATTCGCCCAAATCAGGGTCATAATGGGAGTCAGGCGATTCTTTGATAAAAGTAACTTCATCTAAATATCTCAATACAATCTGAACCTCCCAATTTTTTTATTTCCTTCTGTTTCTTTTGATTTTCGCCATGATTCAATTTCATCGGCATACTCGTCAAAATCAGATTCTGAAAATGTCATGCTTAATCCTTCTTGTGAGTAGGACTGCATGCCTTCTTGCCCGATACGATTAAAACGCTTCAAGGAAACATCCAAAACAACATATTCTAGTTCTGGTGGTACTTCTTTAAGGTCAGAACCAAGAATAAGCAATAAACGTTCACGAGTGCGTTTTTCGATTATTTCCAAGCGCTCATCCGATGAACCGCCTAAAAGCTTTTTTATTTCATAAGTGATA